GATACAGATACCACTCATGCCGACTTGGTAAAACAATTTGGTGCTTTAATCGCTGGAATGGTGCAAGAATTGACCACAGATAAAGAAGCATCTGATGCCATAGGTAAAGGGGAGTATATCGCGAATAAAATGGCCAAAATGAGTAGTTGGGCGCTTGTGGTTAAACTTGCTGACAGATTGGCCAATGTTCAGGATATTGATACTCGACCCGAAGACTTTCAAAAAAGATATGCAAAGGATACTACTCTAGCTATCAAACGACTAAGATCGGATCGTTATTTGAGTAAGACGCATAATAAAATCATTAATGCCATTGAAAACAAAATAAAAGAATATGTTTAAATGGGATAATTAAAACTATCTTTCTTGCGTTGCCGATTAAATTAACACTTGACCCTTTATATTATATATGTTATTAATATTGTATAAAGAGGAGATAGTCTATGAAAATCACTGCAAAATACCACTGTACTGCGACAGAAAAGCGCGCCATCAAGCACATCATCGCGAATGGTTGGATGCAAGGCTCGACTAAGCGTAAGTCTTATTCCCTTGAAAAGACGAATGACGGATTCACAGTAACGATCAAAACGCCAGAAACAAACGACTGGGGCAAAAGGATTGTTCGTATTTCTACAGCCTTTGTCGAACTGGCCGCAAAGTAAAGGATAGTTTATTATGAACGATGCAAATACAATGAAAATGTTGCTTGGTGGTAGAACTAAATTCACTAAGCCACGCAAACCTCGCGCAAAATCAATCAAGGTTGGCGCAAGTGTTATTATTCTTGGCCAAGAAGCTATTGTTATTGGCCGCGACGAAAAATATAAATCAGCTTGGTTTATTGAAATTGATGGCAAAGCATCACCATATAGCTTTTCTCGTGATATGTTTAAAGTTTTGAAATGAATACTTGACTTGTTATTCTTCACATGCTATTGATATAGTATAGAAACCATTGAAAGAGAGTTCAATATGATCACTATTCACCAAATTCCCCTCATTTCAGAAATGGCCCAAATCGTCAATTCTACTGGAGATACGAATTCTGTTTCCGCTTTCGCTGCTCGTATGAATGTTTCTTTCTTTGGTTCCGATAAATTCATCCACGCAGACTTTAAATTTTACAAAGAAACAATCAAGGTAGATAGCGATGATCTTGAAGTTGCATTTGAAGCAACCAATCTTTGGAATATGCCGAATATCACTGAACGCCTTGTAGAAAGAACATCATCAACATCTGTTGGCGATATATTCGAAAAGAACGAACGGTTCTTTATGGTCGATGGATGCGGTTTCAGCGAAATCTATTTCTTTGCTGATGAATTGGTTTAATATGAAATCAATGGTTGACAACTATCGAATCATCTGATATCGAAAATGTATAGAAGCAATCAAAGGAAATTTTGTTATGAATACCGCCACAAACACGCCAGAAGCAAATTCCAAAATGCTAGATTTTCTGATCGAAGTGTTGGAAGAAATTGTGGCCGTAAATCCAATCGTTACTCGTCATTGGGACGATGTATGGGATAGTAGCGAAGTCGAAGCGACTGTGACCAAACTTGAATATGATTGGTTGCAAGAACTTGCCGCACACGCACTGACCAGAACAAAGGAACCGCAATGAAAGTTACTATTAGCAACATCAACAATTCCCTTGGGGTGACATTATGAATGAAATTCTTGGATATGAAATTATTGTTTACACCAATCTTGGTGCTATGGGTCGAGTTATAGATTATCGTGTGGAATATGGACCGAGTCCTATTCGAGATCGAAATTCTATGAAAGAAAAGATTAATGAATTTATGCTTGATGGGGTAGATTTCAGCATCCATCCCATTATAGAACAAAAATAATAAACTCAATTTAATGCATAAGTTTGACTTGACCAGCATCGAATCATCTGCTATTAATAATGTATAGACAGAAACAATGAAAGAGAGTTCATCATGGCTTATATTTCCCAAGACGAAAAAAAAGCACTTGCTCCTGCAATCAAAGCAGTTTTAAAAAAGTATGACATGAAAGGCACTATTTCGATCCGTGATCGTATGATGCTTGTTGTCACACTTAAAAGTGGTTCGATTGATTTTTCTGATGTAGACCACGCGATTCATTCTACCAGTGTTAATCGTCTTGAACAGGGTGTCAAACGCGCTTTCTTGAATGATTTGTTTAATGCAATGAAAGGCTCAGACTACTTTGATGAAAGCGATATTATAACTGACTATTTCCATTGTAGTCACTATGTGCAAGTTAATGTTGGTAATGGATACTTCAAACCATTCGTTTATGTAGAAAACAACATTCCTCTTGACTTGCGGATTGATCCTACACAACCAGCATACATCATCCAGACGGTGTGAATTTCGTTGTATAAAACAAGATATATATAAAATGAAACAAAGGAATATATTATGATTTTGATTGATTACTCTGGCATTTCCATTGCACCTATCGCAATGGGTGCCTGTCGTTGGGATGACGAAAATCTAATTCGACACATGATTTTGAATACCATCCGTATGTACAGAACCAAGTACGGTAAAAAGTATGGCGAAGTGGTTGTTATCGCTGACGGCGGCGGTAATTGGCGCAAAGATGTTTATCCTGAATATAAGGGCAAACGCAGCAAAAGTCGCGATAAATCAAAGATTGATTGGGATATTGCTTTCAAAAATATAGGTAAAGTCTTTGATGAACTTGGCGAGAATTTCCCTTATAAAACAATTCGACAATGGGGTTGCGAAGCTGATGATACAATTGCTGAGATTGTTAAGTGGACTCAAGAATTTGGTAATTACGAAGAAGTTATGATCATTTCTGCGGATCATGATTTCAAACAACTTCAGAAATTTAGCAATGTTTCTCAATATTCGAATACGCAAAAGAAAGCCGTAACATCAAATAATCCGCGTCAAGATCAGATGGAACATTTTCTAAGCGGCTGTTCTGGTGATGGCGTGCCAAATGTATTATCAGACGATAGGGTGTTTGTTGAAGACCGTCGCCAAACACCACTAAGCGCAAAGAAAAAAGCGGCACTTCTAGAAGACCCCAAAGCTTTGGGTGACGAAGTATATCGAAACTTTCTGCGTAATAAGAAGTTGATTGACCTCACTGAAGAATCGGAATGTCCTGATTCTGTAAAACTAGAAATTATAAATACATTTAATAGTCAAGATCGAAACGATAACCGAAACAAAGTTTTGAAATATCTTATCAACAACCGATGCAGACTATTACTTGAACATGTTGGAGAATTTATTTAATGGCCCTAATGGTTTTTGAAGTAATCGAAAAGTTTACTAAAGCGAAGACGCGACAAGAAAAGATTGCCGTGTTGCAACAAAACAATAGCGCAGCGTTGCGTGATATTGTTCAAGGGTCACTTGACCCGCGTATTGAATGGTTACTGCCAAAAGGTGATGTGCCATATACCGCTTGCGACGCTCACAATCATCCAACAAATTTACTCAAGAAACATAGAGACTTCCTCTATTGCGCTAAAGGCGGCAAGGGTGAACAAATGTCTGCTGTCAAACGCGAACAAATTTTCTTTGGGATTATCGAATCGGTACATCCTAAAGATGCAGAATTGGTGTGTAGAATGATTAATAAAAAAGCACCAGTAAAAGGTCTGACATTAAAATTAGCGCAGGAGGCTTTCCCTGGATTGCTATAACTCAGACCAAAATCAACTTTAACTTCACAAGGCACAGCGTTTTCGGACGATGTGCCTTTTTTACTTTGGAGACAACTAAAATGGTTTCAGCAACAATCGAACGCTTAAAGAAAGATTCACGAAATCTTGGCTGGGCAGCGGATAGATATAAAAAACAAGGGCGAACGGATAAGATGTATAAAGTATTGAATAAGAAATCTTATCTCGACGACCATATTGCTGAAATAGAAGAAAGTTTCTTAATAGCTGCATAAGCACTTGACAAATACTCAAATCTTGTTATAATAAGACAACGTCTTTAAGCAGGGGGTATATACTAATATAAGTCACGGTAGCAGCAATGTTATCGTGACTTCTTTGCATTAATTAGAAAGTATTTCTTGACACATATATTGCTATGTGGTATCTATAGTGTATCAAAAGGAGAAATGTTATGCTTTATATCAAACAAATTATGTCTATGTTCGAATGTGACGAAACCCTTGCTGGGGACATTATGGATCGTATGAATATCAATTTCAGTGAAGCAAGCGCTGAAGAATTTGAGTGGCAAGCTAACTATTCATTTGATCGAATTCAGGAAGAAATTTTATAATGGATATTGAATTCAAAGGTTATAATCTCACAAATCCTCAAAAAGAAATGGTATTGAAAGCAACATCAATTGCTCTCGATTCCCTCATATCTAAGCGTATGAAAAAATCACTTATTCTCGATATTCGTATTGAAAAGAACTTATATGAACAGAGTGGCGTTTGGGGAGATATATTGAACGAAGATGGTTTTGAACGCTCACCAAAGCATTTTGAAATACGATTGAACTATTCTGGCAAACAATCCTTTGCAACATTAGTAAAGACTTTGTGTCACGAACTTGTCCATGTTGCCCAATTTGCTGAACGCAGGTTGCGTCATTTGTCCGCCAGTTATGCCATTGGCTTTTTAGATAAACATTATAATTCCAGTGAAGTCGATTATGATGATCGCCCTTGGGAAATAGAAGCCCATGAATTAGAAGAAGGGGTCTTTGAATATGTCAAAGCAAACTACACAGAAATCGAAGAATACTTCCAAAAAACAAAAGGATATGAATGGGGTCCATCCCTCAAAGGACATTAGTTTCTTTAGTGGATTTTCTGTTATCGAAAATATTAACATGGGTGATAATAAATTTCGATTAGTTGAAAATTCTAACACAAACAAAAGATATATACAACTGTGGTCATCTCTATCTAATCAATGGAATATAATGGTTAGATTTAATGTTGAAGATCAATGGAACAAATGGAAAAATTATGCCGACTTACACCGTGAAAGACGAAAAAACAAATCATACGCAGGAAATGATCTGCTCTTGGCAAAGTCTAGAAAATCACCTAAACGAAAATCCGAACTTGAAACAAGTGTTATCAGCACCAAAAATCGTGTCGGGTGTATCAGGCAACCGCGACACGAAGGTTCCTGAAGGATTCAAAGACATGCAGCGACAAATCAAAAAAGGCTCAGGAAAGGGCAATACAATTAATGTCTAGCACATATTCGTCTAACGCTATGAAACTTGAAAACATTGCGACGTTTAATCCTCTTACCGACAACCAACGAAAGGCACATGATGATTGGAACCATAGTAAAAACCATCTAGTTCTTAGCGGATCGGCTGGTACTGGTAAAACCTATATGGGAATCCGCTTTGCTGTGGAAGAAATTCTAGATAAGGAATCTCCATATGAACAACTTGTGATTGTACGATCAATTGTCCCCACAAGAGATATTGGATTTCTGCCGGGAATGGAAGAAAAACTTGATCCATATAAAAAGCCATATCAACAACTATTCACTGAAATTTTTAATAACAAAGAAGCTTGGGCTAAGATGGAATTGGCGAAGCGTGTTGTGTTTGAACCAACATCCTTTCTTCGTGGAACATCATTTCATAACGCAATTATTCTTGTGGACGAAATGCAAAATCTCAATTTCCATGAACTTGATACCGTTGCGACCAGAGTAGGAAACAACTGTCGTATCATTCTCTCTGGAGATTACTATCAATCTGACTTCGAAAAGATGGACGAAAAGAATGGCGTTCTTCAATTCATGCGTATTGTTGAAGACATGGCTAAATTTGAAGTGACCGAGTTCACTTGGAAAGACATTGTTCGTTCCGACTTTGTACGCGAATATATTATGACAAAAGAAATGTTGGGAATCAAGTAGAAGAATTTACGCTATACCGCAAATGTTTCAA